GAGGAGGTCATAGAAGAATGTGCAGCATTCCCATATGGCGATCATGATGACTTGGTTGATAGTACAACACAAGCGATTATGCGTTTTAGACAAGGTGGATTGATTGACCACCCTGAAGATTATATAGATCAAAAAGAACCAAGACCTAAAAGGAATTATTACTAATGTCTAAACTGTCGGAAGAATATTCAAAAAATTTTAGTGGTGAAAGAAAAGAAGAATTTGATAGAAGGTTTCGTGAAGACTTCGATCCCTCCATGTCTGAGCTGTCTAACATTTTAAGAATATTGGAGGAAATGAGACAACAGAAAGCCAACGGTGGAATTATGGGTAAACGTATTGGTTTAAGAATAGGTTCTGGTGAAGGTAAAGATGTTTCAGGTAGAGAATATGATGCGCCTTCAGCGGCAGCACGATCAGTTTCATCATCTCCAAGCAGAGATGATAGGAACGATAGAGATGATAGGAACGACAGAGATGATAGCTTTTCAAATAATTTTATGGACACTACAACAAAACAAATTTTAAAAGATTCAGGAGAAACAGCTGTAAAAAATTTTGTAACAAATAAAGCAGTGGAAAAATTAGGTCTTGGAAAATTTTTAGGTATGGCTCCTCAAGTAGCTGCTCTTTTGGGAATTATTAATTCAGTTAGAGACCCACAGATAAACGAAGGTAATACAGAGTTTGCAAAAGGTGGGCGTGTTGCTTATCAAGAAGGAACTCCTAAAACGACTAAAGTGGGTAATTTAAAAATTACCATTAAACCAAATGAATCTAGAGAGATGGCTGTGCTTAACGCTTTAATGAGTGATGTTGAAGGTGTTGTAGATGATGAAACAAAACAAGATTATTATAAAATATTAATGCCACAATTAAAAAATCAAATGTCAAAATCTAGATATGAAGGTTTGATGGGTGAACTGTTTGGAAGAAAGGATGGTGGCATTGGATATTTATTAGGTGAGTAATGGTTAAAAAGTTAACAACCACAATACCACCTTTACGAGGACCCAACCCTCAAGGGTTGAATGTTCCCCTAAAACAAGTTAAAACCTTTAAACTGGAGAAATTAAATGGCAGAAATAGACAAGTCGCTTCCCAACGAAGTCAGATCAAAGGTAGAGATACCGTCTGAAGAAGTTAATGTTGAAGAAGTTGTAGAACAAAAACCACCGGTAGAAGTTATACCTGAAGACGATGGCGGTGTAACATTAGACTTTGAACCAGGTTCAATTAACATACCTGGAACAGAAAATCATTTTGATAATTTAGCAGATATATTACCTGAAGACATTTTAGAACCAATTGGCGGTGACATGGTTAATAATTACATGGATTATAAAGCGTCAAGAAAAGATTGGGAGCAGTCTTATACACAAGGTTTAGATTTATTAGGATTTAAATATGAAAATAGAACAGAGCCGTTTCAAGGAGCGAGTGGTGCAACACATCCAGTGTTAGCGGAAGCAGTCACACAGTTTCAAGCACAAGCATACAAAGAATTATTACCAAGTGACGGACCTGTAAGAACGCAGATCATAGGTATTAAAAATCCACAAACAGAATTACAAGCGCAACGTGTTAAAGATTATATGAATTATTTAATCATGGATCAAATGAAAGAGTACGAAGAAGAATTTGATTCTATGTTATTTCACTTACCACTTGCAGGTTCTACATTTAAAAAAGTTTATTATGACGTACCATTAGGAAGAGTTGTATCCAAATTTGTACCAGCAGATGAATTAGTTGTACCATATACTGCAACTTCAATAGAGGATGCAGAAGCTGTAATTCATGTTGTTAAAATGTCAGAGAATGAATTAAGAAAACAACAAGTGTCTGGTTTTTACAGAGATATAGAATTAGCACCACCAAGTAGTGTTGAACAAAACTCAGTAGAGAAAAAAGAAAAAGAATTAGATGGCACTAAAAAATCTGGTAAGCAAGAAACAATATATACTTTACTAGAGTGTCATGTAAATTTAGATTTAGAGGGTTTTGAAGATGTTGATTCAAGTGGAGAACCAACAGGAATAAAATTACCTTATATCGTTACTGTGGAAGAAGGTAGTCGAGAAGTTCTTTCTATCAGAAGGAACTATGCACCTGAAGATCTAAAAAAAAATAAAATTCAATATTTTGTTCATTTTAAATTTCTGCCAGGACTTGGATTTTATGGCTTTGGGTTAATACATATGATTGGCGGATTGAGCAGAACTGCGACTGCTGCTCTCCGTCAATTATTAGATGCAGGAACATTATCTAATTTACCTGCAGGATTTAAACAAAGAGGTGTAAGAGTTAGAGATGAAGCAGCTCCAATACAACCGGGTGAGTTTAAAGATGTAGACGCACCAGGTGGTAATTTAAGAGAGGCTTTCTTTCCTTTACCATACAAAGAACCTTCACAGACATTGTTAAATTTATTAGGTGTGGTCGTGTCCGCGGGTCAAAGGTTTGCTGCTATTGCTGACATGCAAGTAGGAGATAGTAATCAAGCTGCAGCTGTTGGTACAACAATCGCATTATTAGAACGTGGTTCAAGGGTCATGTCTGCAATACACAAAAGATGTTACGCAGCTATGAAAGATGAGTTTAAATTATTATCTAAAGTTGTGTCTCAATACTTACCACCAGAATATCCATATGATGTAGTCGGTGGAGCACGGAACATTAAACAAGCAGACTTTGATGATAGAATAGATGTTATACCAGTTGCAGACCCTAATATATTTTCAATGTCGCAAAGAATTACACTTGCACAAACACAATTACAAATAGCAACATCTAACCCCCAACTACACAACATGTATCAAATTTATAGAAACATGTATGAAGCAATAGGTGTCAAAAATGTAGATGCAGTTTTACCACCACCCGCACCAAACGCACCAATGGATCCTAGTATGGAGCACATAAATGCTCTTGCAGGTAAACCCTTCCAAGCTTTTCCAGGTCAAGATCATAGAGCACATATAACTGCACACTTAAATTTTATGTCAACTAACATGGTTAGAAATAATCCTGCAATAATGGGTGCTATACAAAAAAATATTTTAGAACACATAAGTTTAATGGCACAAGAACAAGTACAATTAGAGTTTAGAGAGCAAATGCAAGAGATGATGTTAATGCAACAGATGGCTGCCATGAATCCACAAGTTCAACAACAACTACAATCAATGACAAATCAGATAGAAGCTAGAAAATCTGTGTTGATTGCAGAAATGACTGAAGAATTTATGAAAGAAGAAAAACAAATTACATCACAATTTGACTCTGATCCTCTTCTAAAATTAAAATCTAGAGAAGTTGACCTACGTGCAATGGAAAATGAGCGTAAAAAAGACAACGATCAAGCACAACAAGACCTTGCAAGAGCAAGATTGATGCAATCAGGTGAAAATTTTGATGAAAAATTAGAGCAGAATGAAGATTTAGCTAAATTAAGAGCTGGAGTAAGTCTTGCAAAGACTGGAATTCAAGATGCTAAGATAATGATAGACGATTAATTATGCCATTGACACAAAAAGGTAAAAAAATTATGAAATCTATGAAAAAACAGTATGGTAAGAAGAAGGGAGAAACTGTTTTCTATGCATCTAAGAATAAAGGTGTTATAAAAGGAGTGGATAAAACCAAAAAAAGGAGCAAAAATGCAAAAACTTGATAAAATTAAGGAAGTTAAAGTTGCAGATCAACAAGTTGAGATAGATCCTAGATCTAAAACAACTGCTGACAAAGCATTTAACTACATTGCAACAGGAAAACCTGAGATGCCAGTTGGTGGTCAGAATAGAATGTTGCCAGAAAAGAAAAGAAATTCAAAAGCGTACTAATTTATGTGGTTCAGTGCTATTAAATTAGCGATATCTGCTGGAAGTAAGATATACGCCAACAAGCAAAAGGCTAAGATGGCTATGTCTGATGCTCAGTTGTTACATGCAGAGCGTCAAGCTCGTGGTGAGGAAGCTTACCAAGGTAAATTATTAGAAGCTCGTCAATCAGACTGGAAAGACGAGGCGGTTCTCATTATCTTGTCTGCGCCAATCGCTGTTTTGGCGTGGTCAGTGATAAGTGAAGATCCTGAAGCGATGAATAAAGTAAAACTGTTCTTCGAAATGTTCTCGCAGCTCCCGTCATGGTTCACAAATTTGTGGATCCTTGTCGTGGCGAGTATTTATGGTATAAAGGGTACACAGATTTTTAGAAACGGAGGAAAAAAATAATGCCAAATAAATATCATAGAACTGGTTTAAAAAAAGGTTCTGGTTTTCCTGATTACTCTGGTGATGGAAAAATTACCATGAAAGATATTTTGATGGGTAGAGGTGTTATCAAAAAGAAAAAGAAGAAAAAAATGATGGCTAAAAAATTTAAGTCACCTATGGAAAAATCAATAAGAGGTAAAAAAGCATAATGACTAAACTATGTCCTAGAGGTAAGGCCGCAGCGAAAAGAAAATTTTCTGTTTATCCCAGCGCATATGCGAACGCATATGCTAGTAAAATTTGTGCGGGTAAAATTAAAGATCCATCAGGTGTAAAGAGAAAAGATTTTAGAGGCAAGAAAGCCGAGGGTGGATTAATGGAAGCGACTGCTAGATTAAAAAGACAAGGTTATCTTAGAGGTGGTGTTGCTAGAGGTTGTGGAAGAATTTTAAAAGACAGAAAAAAAGTAACTAAGTACGCATAATGCTATGGCAAAAAATGGTCTTGATAAATGGTTTGCTCAAAAATGGGTAGACATAGGTAGTAAAAAGAAAGATGGTTCTTTTGCTAAATGTGGAAGATCAAAACAGAAAGCAGATGCGAAACGTAAATATCCAAAATGCGTCCCACTAGCTAAAGCTAGACGTATGACGGAAGGCCAAAGACGTTCAGCTGTAAAAAGAAAAAGAGCAGTTGCACAAGGTGTTGGTGGTAAACCAACTAATGTTAAAACATTTGCTAAAAGAGCAAAAGCTTATGGTGGTGGTTTTATGGCTAGACGTATGGGTATGATGTAATGAGAAGACAAGATAAGCAACCACCAAAAACTAAAAAGTATTTCAGATCTACAAAATCTGGAGCAGGGATGACTAAGGCTGGGGTCGCCCGATATAGAAGAGAAAATCCTGGCTCTAAACTAAAAACAGCGGTCACTGGCAAAGTCAAACCAGG